CTCACTGCCTTATGTAAACGGCAGGTATCAAATTGCAGGTTATGTACCTTTTGGACAGGACAATCTTTATCCAGAGCTGCTTAATCAGATTTATTACACATCTCCTTTACATGGTGCTATTGTTGATTACAAAACTAATGCAGCTGTAGGTGGTGGCTATGAAATACACACCGAGAAGGTGTCAGCTGAGGACAAGTTAAACATCTACACCTTTGAGAAAAAAATCAAACTTAATAAGACTGCAAGAGCAATAGCTCAACAGCTGATAGTTCACCACAGAGTATATTTTAAAGTGTGTTTTAATAAAAAAGGTGAGCTCACTAAGTCTTATTTAATCTCAGCAGAGAAGGTCAGGGTATCAAAAGATATGCAAATGTATTATCTATGTGATGACTGGTCCTCAAGGATTGACATAATACCGATCAAAAAGTACCATCCTACTTGTACTGACTATGAGCAGCTGTACTGCTATGAGTTAATGACACTAGGCCAAGAGTTTTATCCTTTGCCTCAATACACCTCAGCTTTAAACTTTGCATTTTTAAGTGGTGAGTTGAGTTACTTTGCTAAGAGCAACATTCAAAACTCTATTTTTCCATCCTTTGCTATGATGTTTCCTAAGAGACCACAGTCTGAGGAGGAGAAGCACATGATCAAGCAGACCATTGATAGGCTGAAAGGTGCTGCTAATGCAGGTAAAGCTGTGGCATTCTTTGCTAACAATCAAGATGCACTACCAAAAATAGAGAGCTTACCTACAAATAGCAATGACAAACTATTTCAAGAGGCATCATCATTGAACACAGAGCAGATATGCTTTGCTCATACAATAGATCCTATCCTCATGGGTGTAAGAACACAAGGAGCACTAGGATCCGGTAGTGATATCAAACAGGCTTATGTTATATTTGAAAAGAATGTAGTTATGCCGTTGAGAAAACAAGTACAGGATGTTGTATGTGATCTAATGATGATTGCTAAGATACCAGGTAAGTTTGAGCTCAGTAACTTTCAGATCATTAATGAGACTATCATTGAGCTTGAAGGAGATACATCTAGGACATCTGATGCATTGAACTCATTGAGTCCATTAGTTGCTACTAAGGTCCTTGAAAAAATGACACCTAATGAAGTAAGAGCTCTAGCATCATTACCACCAATAGAAGGAGGAGATACAATACCAACTGAAAACACTACAGCAATATGATATACTTTATTACAGAGAACTATTTAAAGACTAACACACCTATCACAGCTAATGTTGATGTCAATGATGTTACTCCTTACATAGCTACACAGGCACAGCTCAGAGTTATGCCTGTTTTAGGTACAGTGTTTTACAATTACCTACTTACAAAGTATAACAATCAGACCTTAAATAATGATGAGGAGACACTTGTGGCATACATACAGCCTGTCATTGCATGGAGAAGTGCAGAAGATGCTGTCTTTGGATTGACATATCAACTAAAAAATAAAGGATTGCAGACTCAATTTGGAGATTTCTCAGGAAGTGTTACCAGATCAGAGGTTGCCTTTGGCATGGAACACTATGCACAAAAGGCTGCATTCTTTGAGCAAAGATTAATTAAGTATTTGATTGCTAACAAGGACCTCTATCCGGAGTTTACAAGTGAAGCAAACAAAGACACAGACCTTAAACCAATGATTACCTGCTCTTGTAATTGTAATGGTAACTGCAATAACCTGGATTGTAATTGTGGAGGGTACAGAGAAAATGGATACAATAACAATATATTAATTTTGTGATGGGATTTAATGAAATTGCATTTACTGTTATTACAGGAATGATATCTTTAATAGGATACTTTTTAAAAAACTTACACAGCGACTTAAAATCAGTAATGGAGGAACAAAAAGAAGTAGTTGAAACACAGGGTAAGTTGAAAGGTAAAATTGAACTTGTTGAAAATGAGTTAAAATATAAATATGATGCTATTGAAAAAATGACTAAAATTGAAATAAAAAATCTAGCTCAACAGATAGAAAAATTAACACAATCAGTCAACAAATTAATTGACATAAACTTAAACAAATGACACTAAAAGAGAGATGGTCTGCTAAAACGCCTAAGTTTTGGAAAATAATACAAAGATATTCAATAGCATTGGGTGCTGTTGCAGGTGTAATTATGACAGCTCCTGTATCTTTACCTGCTTTAGTAGTAACTGTTGCCGGATATGTAGCAACAGCAGGAACAGTTGCAGCTACTTTATCTCAATTAACAATAGAAAAAAATGAGCAACGTCAAGAACTACACTGATCAACAGCTCTTAGATAGAGTCAAGCAATTAGATACCTTTCAATTTATACCTAATGACTATTGGATCATAGGTGTAAGATCTAATGAGGATGAGACTAATATCTTTGATGATAAATTTTATGCTTTTTTAGGCACTAAATTTCATAGTGTTATGACAGGCACAACTAATCCAGGCCTCACTATTCTAAAAAATCATTACAAATTTAATGCTCTTGGTGCTGCTATTTTAGCATCTGACAGGTGGTATTACAATGTTTGGAAGTATGGATTGCACAGAAACAAAGTACCTGGACTCTTACAACTAGGAGCTCCTGTGGTAGTCTATAGAGATGGTGATAAAGATGGCAAGAGTGAAGAGCTAGGTGTACCTCAGACAGGTTATTATGGTATTAACTTTCATTTGAACAGCTATGACATTCTATCTACTGCAAAAAAAACACAAATTAATGACTGGTCCGCAGGATGTCAAGTACCTAACATTGCCTCAAAATATAAAATCTTAATTGATGATATTAAGGCACACAAAAAACCAGTTACATATTGTTTACTAAATGAGTTCTAAATGCCAAGAAAAAAGAAAATAAAAATTGAGACCGAAAAAGTAAATGTTGATATTCAAAAAGAAGGTCAAAATGTTAGCGTCAACTTAGATACAGAAAATGTTGATGTGCAATATATCAAAGATGAGGTGCAAAAAACATTTAAACTAGACTCCAAAAATCTAGACATTGACATAACAAAAACAGATACCGGTATTGATGTGTCTATAAATGCCAAGACTCCATTCTGGAAGATGGTAGGCAAGAGAATTGCTAAATGGATCAGTAAAAAATTCAGTAAAAAATAATTAACATTATATTGTTAAAAACTTTTTTGTTTAGTTTTTTGCATATTTGTAAAAACTTATTTACATTTGTCTATATTAATTAACAAAAAACAATATGAAAAAGCAAACTAACAAAAAGCCACAAGTCATTAGAACTTGTAAACAATTTGGAACTGAAACAATAGTAAGTTTTAAATATGCAAAAGAAAAACTATCAGGATACTGGACTGATATTGAATATCATTTACTACAAGGTGAAACATTATGGACACCTTTTGCAACCTATCAAATTAAACAAAACTGATGGAAAATTTATTGACAGAATGTGTAGAGTGCTCAGGAGCAGGATACATTGACATATCTGAAAGTATTGAGCCTTGGTGTGCTAATGACATTAAATGCTCAGAATGTAAAGGATCTGGACAAGTTTACTCAGAATATCTGATAGAGGAAAAGCTGCATGATTTAAACGACCTTATTCAAGGAATGTCTCAAAGAATTACAGATTTAAACTTTGTTATGAGTGAGTGCAATAGAGGAGGTCTTTACAACTTATCAATGAAACTAAGTAACAGAATAGATACCTGCCAAAAAGGTCTCTACAGATTGATTAATTACAAACAAAAAATATCTTCATTATGAAAAAGTTTATACCTAGAAACGAGGAGCATAAGGAATTTCTTATCTGTATGATTGTAATACCTGTGCTGATATTTTTAACCGCCTTAGCTGCAACATTATGACAGCAGCAGAGTGTGAGTATTGGTGGCAAAAAGATGGCCACTTTAACATGGAACTATTTAATAACTATTTAAGAGCTAAAAAATATGCAGAATTTCAAAGTAACATACAGAGTAAAGGATGGCAAGTGGATGACACTAATAAAAATAATCAAGGCAAACAGTCCAGAAGATGCCATCAGAAAAATGGACCTGTGGCCACCACTAATAAGAAAAATTGAGAAACTATGACACTAAAAGAACAAATTTTAAACAGGTATTCTAATGAGCCTACTGATGTTATTGCTAAGGAACTTAATGTCCCTATCAGATATGTTTACAATGTAGCATACAGAAATGGAATTAAAAAGACTAAGGAGTATAAAGACAAATATCAACCTGGATATGAGAACTTAATGTCTTATGGAATGAGCACAAGATATAAAGAAGGTCATACACCACATAATAAAGGTAAAAAAATGACTGATGATCTATATGCTAAATGTCAAATGACTATGTATAAAAAAGGTAACAAGCCACACAATACTCAGCCAGTTGGAACTATAAGTATGCGTAAAGATAACTGTGGTAAAAAGTATCAATACATCAAACTATCAGACAGTAACTGGCAGCTTTATCATAGATTTATTTATGAGCAGAAATATGGACCAATACCACCAGGATATATTGTCAGATTTAAAGATAACAATGAGCAAAATTGTGAGATCAACAATTTAGATCTAATACCAAGAGAGGAAAATATGAATTTAAACTCTATTCATAACTATCCTGCACCAATAAAAGCAATCATTAAATTGTATCATAAATTAAAAAACAAAATTCATGGCAAGAAACAAGATTAATGATTTGAGAAATCACCTCTTTGCATCATTAGAGAGATTAGACAATGATGAGCTGACACCGGAACAATTAGAAGCAGAGATAAAAAAAGCTGAGGCAGTTGCTATTGTAGGTAATGTCATCATACAATCTGCAAAAGTTGAGATTGATTTCTTAAAAGCAATGGGCAAGGCAGGAACAGAAACAGAACTATTTAAAGATATAGACCAACAAAAAAGAATAGCATGAAACAGACAGCAGTTAATTTTTTATATGAGTTTGTTCTATTGAAACTAACATACGAACAACAAGCACAATTTGAAGGCTTATTTCAACAAGCTATACAAATGGAAAAGGAGCAGATAATTAGAGCTCACTTAATGGCTAGATGTTATGACACTAAAAACTCAGTCATTGAAGCAGAACAATACTACAACGAAACCTTTAAATCAGAATAAGATGAAACAAACAGCAGTAGAATGGTTGGTTGAGCAATACATTGAGAAGTTAACCATAACAACAAGTATGTTTGAACAAGCCAAGCAAATGGAAAAGGAGCAGATAATTGAGGCGGTTGAAAGCACCATA